GGGCGCTCGGCCATAACCCGCACGGCATTGTCTTCGACGAGGTCATCACCCAGAAGGACAGTTCGCTGTGGACGGCGTTGCGGACAGCGATGGGTGCCCGACACCAGCCGCTGATGATCGCGGCGACAACCGCCGGGAGCGATCAGCGTTCGTTCGCCGCGACGGAGCACGCGGAGATGGTGAAGATCGCCGAGGATCCGGACCGCGCCCCGCACGTGTTCGCGTACATCCGGAACACCCCGCGTAAGGCTGATCCCTGGGACGAGGCTAACTGGTACTTCGCGAACCCGGCGTTGGGTTCGTTCCTGTCGATCGATGCCCTGCGCGAAGAGGCCCTCGAGGCGCGCAACGATCCGTCGAAAGAGAACGCGTTCCGGCAGTTCCGGTTGAATCAGTGGACGTCATCTGCGCACCGGTGGATGCCGATGCACTTGTGGCAGCAGTCGTGCGGTGACCTGTGGCTGAACCCGGCGCATGGCCGGCGGCAGCTCGAAGGGCGTACCGCGTATGGCGGTCTGGACTTGGCGGCGAAGTTCGACCTGACCGCCTGGTGCCTGATCTTTCCTGGCGACGAGGTCGATGACCCGGTGGAGGTCTTGTGGCGTTTCTGGTTGCCGGAGGGCGGCGTGGAACGGCTCGACAAGTTTCACGATGGGCTCATCTCGCGGTGGGCGCAGCAAGGGTGGATCACGGTGACCGAGGGCGGCGTGGTCGATTACGACCGCGTTTGCGCAGACATCGCCATCGACGGGGCTGATTTTTCTGTCGGTGCTGTCGATGCCGATGAGTGGTCGATGTGGCCGTTGATCAACCGGGTTGCCGAAGCTGTCGGCCTCGATGGGCAGTCGGGTGCGGTGACCGCGTACCGGAACACCTACGACCGGATGAACTCTGGGCTTGACGATGTCATGGCGATGGTGCGGGAGCAGCGTTTCCACCATCACGGCAACCCGGTCGCGCGCTGGTGTTTCGACGCCTGCGAGGTCCGCAGCGCCCCGTACGACGCGAACCTGAAACGGCCTGACAAGCCGGACCGGGCCGCGCACCGGAGCCGCATCGACGCGGTACCGACGGCAGTGATGGCTGCGAACGCCTGGCGGGCGGCGGTCGAGAACGAACGTCTCGGGTCGGCGTACGACGACCACCCACTCATGATCGTTTAAGGCGGTGTGTGTTGGGGTGGCGACGCTGGCCCATCTGTAAGCACGTACTCGTCAACCTCGACGACGGCCGCGCCTTCGACGGGATCCTGTACGCCCGGCGCGGGCCGCTGCTGGTCCTGCGTCAGGCGCGGCTGATCGAACCCGGCAGTGAGCCCGTCGACGTTGATGGCGAAGTCCTCATCGAACGTCCCCGGGTGTCTTTCATCCAAGTGCAGCCGTAAAGCCGATGCGACGGAAGCGGGTGGACCCATGGCCTTCGTCGTCACTGCCGGGCAGATCACCGCCATTCAGAGCGCCGAACGCGTGACAGCGTGGGGGTGGACGCCGTCACAGGCGATCAGTCTCTCCCCGTCGCTGACGATGACCTATCAGCAGATCTGGCGCTCGCAGCCGCAGCTACGCACCGTCGTGTCATTCCTGGCGCGCAACGTCGCGCAGCTCGGCATCGACGTTTTCGAGCGCCGCTCCGGCACCGACCGGGTGAAGATGGTCGACCATCCGGTGGCGCGGCTACTGGAGCGCCCATGCCCGGACACGAAGTGGACGAAGTACCGGCTGATCAACACGCTCATGCACGACTTGTGCATCTACGACAGTGCGTACCTGTTGAAGCGTCGGTTCCCGAAAGAGGGCACCGTCGGTATATACCCGATCTCTCCGACGCACATCGCGCCGATCGGCAGCGAGTGGAACGCCGCTGAACGGTATGTGATCCGGGGTGACAAGGGTGAGTTTTATGTGGACGGCGACGAGGTCATTCACGTCTACGGCTACAACCCGGACGACATGCGGCTAGGGACGTCCCCTATCGAAACGTTGCGGCAGGTCCTCGCCGAGGAACACGCCGCCACCCTGTACCGGGAGCAGTTGTGGCGTAACGGCGCCCGGGTCGCCGGGTACCTGAAACGTCCGCCGGGCGGTAAGTGGATGCCGGAGTCCCGGGAGCGGTTCATCGCGGGCTGGCAGGCGCAGTACACCGGCGATGGCCCGCAGGCTGGCGGAACGCCCATCCTCGAGGACGGTATGGAATTCGTGGCGTCGGGGGTGTCGCCGAAGGACGCACAGTACGTCGAATCCCGCAAGCTCACCCGCGAAGAAGTCGCCGTTGCCTACCACGTGTCGCCGTCGATGGTCGGCATGATGGAGGGCACCAACTTCAGCAGCATTCAAGAACTACACCGGATGCTGTATCAGGACACCCTCGCCCCGTACCTGGCGCAGATCTCACAAGACCTGGAGAACCAGCTACTCGAGGATCTCGACCCGCAGGCGAAGGACGGTTCCCGGTACATCGAATTCAACCTGTCGGAGAAGCTCAGGGGTTCGTTCGCCGAGCAGGCGTCCGCGTTGCAGTCGGCAGTGGGCGCCCCGTGGATGACCCGCAACGAGGCGCGCGGGCTGTCGAACCTCGGTGACGTCGACGACGGTGACGAGTTGATCGTCCCGCTGAACGTCCTCGAGGGTGGGCTGGCGTCGCCGAACGATACCGCCCCGGACAACCCGTCCACCGAAGGCAACCCGAAAGCCCGGGAACTGCTGCGGCGCACCTACAAGCGGCAGGAGAAAAGCACCCTGTGCCGCATCGGTGCCGGTGAGCCTGACGTTTTCGAACGCTCCCGCTGGGATGCCGAGCTTGCGCAGGACATCACCGACAGCGGCCTGGCCGGCGGCGACGACGCCCGGTGGCAGGCCGAGCAACTCAACGCCCGGACGGCCGCGCGGCTGATCCCGGCGCTGCTCGATCCGAACCCGAAGGCCGCCGTCCGGGGTGTCTTCGACGATCTCGCCCGGGAGGCGTCATGAAACTGAAGAGTGCGCCGGTGCGGTTCAAAGCCGACAGTGACAGCGCCGGGACGTCCGGCGAGTTCGAGGCCATCGTGAGCGTCTTCGGCAACGTCGACTCCTGGGGTGACGTCGTGCAGCCGGGCGCGTTCACCGACACGATCGCGGCGTGGAAGGGCTCGCACAATTCGCTGCCGGTGCTGTGGTCGCATCGCATGGACGACCCGAATTACAACATCGGCGAAGTCCTCGACATCGGCGAGCTCGGGCCGGGCGCCCCGGAGATCCCCGACTGGGTCGCCCCGGAGGTTCGCGACAACGGCGGGCTGTGGGTGAAGGGCCGCATCGACACCGGCGGCGATGCTTCCCCGATCGCGGTACACGCCCTGCGGCTGTTGAAGGCGCGCCGGGTGACCCAGTTCTCTTACGCCTACGACGAGGTTGACGCCGGGTGGGCGAAAGTGGACGGCCGCGAAGTGTGGGAGCTGCGCAAACTCAAACTGTACGAGGTGTCGCCGACACAGATCGGCGCCAATGAACTGACCGAACTTCTCGCCGCGAAGGCGGGGGCACACGTGGGCAGGGCCCTGTCCGCGAGCAATGAGCATGACATCCGTCAGGCGCTTGCCCTACTCAACGGTGTGGCCGGTGCGCTTGACCGCGACGACGACAAGTGCGAAGAGGCCAAAAGTGAGGAACCCTGCGGGGTCAAACTGAGTCGCAATTCGCCGGAGTCCAGTCGCCTGCTTCGCAAGGTGATCCGTCAACAGATCACCGTCTGCGAAGCCATCGACTAATCGACCCGGAAAGGAATGCGACCATGAGAAGGTCCACGCGCGAGGCGATCCTCGCCGAGCTGAAAGCGGCCCGGGATATCGCCGAGTTCGCCGAGAGTGAAGACCGTGATGTCAACGCCGATGAGCGCGGGCGTATCACCGTGCACCTGTCGAAGGCCGAAGAGATGCGCACCCAGGCCGAGGCGGCCGGCGCAGTCCTGAAGGAACTCGGCAGCCTCGGCCACGGGGTGGAGATTCTGCCGAGCACCGGCGACGACGACAAGGCCAAGCCGGAACATTTCAGCGGGGTGAAGCGCGGCGGTAGTGTCGGGCAGCAGTTCGTTGACAGCACCGAATTCAAGGCTTTGATGGGTAGCGTCCCCGAGGGACGGTTCTCGGAGAAGGCCCGGGTGCAGTCGCAGCCGTACGGGGTGAAGAGCCTCATCACCGGCCTGGCCGACTCGTCCGCCGGGGCGCTGGTGACGCCGCAGCCGTTGGGCCTGGTGCCCGCTGCGGATCCGTTTCTGTCTCGGCCGCTCACCGTCCGGCAACTGTTCTCGTCGGGCTCGACGAGTACGGACAGTGTCGAGTTCGTGCGTATCTTGGCGCAGACGAACAATGCCGCCCCTGTTCCCGAAGCCACCTCGTCCGCTGTGGTGGGCGACGGGACCGGCGGGACGGCTACGGCCGTAACCGGCGGCGTGAAGCCCGAGTCGGGTTTCACCTTTGAGAAGCAGTCGACGACGGTGAAGACGATCGCCACGTGGATTCCGGCGACGAAGCGGTCCCTGTCGGACGCGTCGCAGGTGAAGACGCTGATCGACACATTTTTGCGGTACGGCCTCGAGGAGGAGTTCGAGGATCAGCTCATCTCCGGTAACGGTTCCGGTGAGAATTTTCTCGGCATCAACAACACCAGCGGTATTCAGACGCAGGCGGCGCCGGGTGCCGGTGAGGATAATTTCACGGTGACTCGTCGGGCGCGGCGGAAGGTGACGATTGGCGGCCGGGCGACCCCGACGGCGTTCGTTCTCAACCCCATTGACTGGGAGAACATTGAGCTAAAACGCGATGCGACGGAACGCTTCTTTGGCTCCGGGCCGTTCGCGATGACGCCGGGAACCCTGTGGGGTCTGCCCGTTGTGGAGTCTGAGGCGGTGGCGCAGGGTACCGGCTGGTGTGCGGACTGGCGGATGGGCATCATCTGGGACCGCGAGCAGGCATCCATTCAAGTCAGTGATTCTCACCAGGATTTTTTTATTAGGAATCTCACGGCCATTTTGGCCGAGATGCGCGCCGCATTTTCCGTGTTGCGTCCCGCCGCATTCGTCAAGATCACCCTGACGTAAGTCGGGGGTTGGGTAGGGGGCAGGCGGGCCGTTCCTGATCGTGCGGTTCAGGGACGGCCCGCCGTACCCCGAAACACAAACGGGGGTAACCATCATGGGCACCTTGCACGAATACGAAGTGACCGAGAAGGACGGCAGCGTCACCACCCTGCAACTGTCCGACGACGACGCGAAGCGGCTACCGGACGCCCGCAAGGTGGGGCAGCGCTCCAAGGCCACCGGCGCCAAACACGACGACGACGACGCCGAGGCCGAGACGAAACATGAGCCGGTGAAGCACCCGCACCCGCAGGCCCACAACCGGTCCCGTCGCTGACAGGAGGCGCCCGGCATGGCGGACACGGAGCGAACCCGGATTGTTCAGCGTCCGAGCGCCGGTGATGTGCAGCGGCCCGACAGCGACGGGACTGTGGTGCGGCCTGCCGCCGCCGATCAGACGGTGCAACGGCCCGAAGCGGCGGGGGTGCTGCGGTGAACCCTTTGATCACACCGGAAGAGCTGTCCGGATATCTGCAACGCGACGTTGACCGGTACTCGGCCGAGCTTGCGACGCAGGGCGCGTCGGGGCTGCTGCGGGCCGTCTGCGGCTGGGACCTGACCCGGGCGGTGGAGACACTCACCGTCGACTCCAACGGGGCATGCTCGGTCAACCTGCCCACCCTGAAACTCAACGATGTCACCGAAGTCCGGGTGGATGCGCAACCACTCGCCACGTCGCAGTACGGCTGGGGCACCAACGGGGTTCTCGTGGCTACCACCCGGTGGCCGGTGGGGCAACGCCGTATCGAAGCCGACGTCGATCACGGGTATGACCCGGTGCCGGATGATCTGCGCATCGTCTGCTGCTCGGTCGCGGCGCGGCTGTACTCCAACCCGGAAAACCTGTTGCAGCGTTCCGCCGGTGACAGCAGCCAGATGTTCCGGGAGCTTGTCCTGTCGGATGTGGAG